TCTTCCAACTTTTCTTTAAGCTGGAGTATGACTGTGCCGTACTTATCGAGTTTTTCCTCTAATAGTCGGACTTTGCCCCCTAATTTCTTTTGTTCTTTGAGGAGGGCTTTATTTTCTTTAGCATGGGCGCGGCTTTCCTCAAACTTTCGTTTGGCCATTTTAACATTTTTATGGCCCGGTTTACCCGCGCGTCGAAGATGGCCGCCGCCTGCGCCGGGTCCCATATATTCGTCGCGAGGTTTATCTGTCTCTTCCGCCTCTTCTTCGGCAGCATCTTCTGAGAAGATGTCGGCTTCGTCCTCCAGGCGCTGTCCGTCTTTCCCGCTGGTGGATCCGGATTCTGTCGACGCTCCTTGGGTTCCGGTTTCGCCGGCGTCCGCGGCTGCTTTTTGCTTGGCCTCGGCTGACTCAACCTCGGTAGAGTCTTCTACATAGTCCTCTGTAAGAGCGGAAAGATCGATCTCCTCATCCAGGATCTCACGTAAGGCCTCTTCATCAAGTTCGATTTCTTCGTCGTCCTCGGTAAGGACTGCATCAATTTCTTCGGCAACGGCTTCACGGCTTACCATATCGGCAGCGTCGAGAGTTCCTTCTTCCATTTCTTCGGCCATCATTTCCTCAAGCTTGTCGAGGTCGATTGTGACAACCTCGTCCATGTCTCCCTTCTGCGCGGCGGGTAAATCCTCCACGAATGCGAGATCCCCATTAGGATCGACGGCCATTTCGGCGGCTTCGTCCATGGGCGCATCGAAGGTTTCCTCTTGCTCCAGGATGGTTTCTACGGCGGATCGAATCTCATCTTGATACTTTTCAATCACGGCCTCTTCGGCATTTCTTTGTGCCGCCTCTTTTAATTGTTCGGCGTCAATAATGGCTTGTTCTAACATGGAAGACATAAACTTTCTCCTTTTCTCTTCAATAATTAGTCAATTATGTATATAAAATCCCTATAATTACCCAAACATATCAACGGGGCTGCTTTTGACGCAACTTATCAAGGACTTTTTTTCGTTTTTTAGCTTTGCGTTTTTTCACCGCTGATGGCTTCTCATAATAGCGGCGGTCGCGAATATTCTCAATGATTCTCTCCTTTTTCACTTTTCTGGAAAATCTTTTGATCATTCGCTCGATGGGTTCTTGGGGGTGTCGCGGTGTAATTTCCACCAATACAACTCTTTTCATTACAACTCCTAAAAAATTAAATCATTTTGCCCCAGTTGCGTCCACCTAGGGCCATAATGCCACTAATGTCTACGCCTGGGTCTTTAGGATCTACGCCGCTTAGGGCGCCTGCGGCTGCTTCCTGCGGGGCGTCCGGATTGCCTCCGGCTGCCAAGGGGTCGACTCCTTCAAAAACATTAGAAGGTAAACCCGTGGCATCAAGCAATTTACGTTTTTGTTCTTTCATTTGCTGATACCGTTCTTCCTCTAATTGCCGCTTTTGTTCTTGAAGTTCTTGTTGTTGTTGTCGAAGAAGCTCAGAGGTGCCAGACGGTGTAGTCGTGGTTTCCACCAGCGGTTGCAGACCTTTGGTGACCTCTGCTATAATATTAGAGAGTACGCCGCCTTCGAGAAGACTTTCTTGAATACATTCTTTTATAATGGGCTTGATTATTTGTTTTAATTGGGATTTTTTCATTTATACCTCGGCGAGGATCTTTTCCACTTCTTCTTGAATCACTTTCTTGAGTTGGGATTTTGTGATCTTCGCTTTCCCTTCCTTATTTTGACTTTCACGAAGGTTTTTCATCGCCATTCGATACTGTTCGCTACACCGATTGCGGGCTTCGTCGGCTTCGGATGGGTTCCCGTGGGTCCCATATCGATTCGCTCGGATGGCGGCTTCGACACTTCGCTTACACGCTTCGTAATCCGCCTCCGCCGCGGCCCGGCCACCAAGACGGGCGGAGGATTCGGCGTCCTTTTCTTGGGCCTTTTTGCGGGCGCGGTATTCTTCTTCCTCTTTGCTTTTTTGGGCCGCATAGGCCGCGGCCTTGGCATCCAGTTGATCCGCGACAGCTTCTGCGCGCTGCCGCAGCGCACTCACTCTTTTTCTCTGATCTGGGGCGCCGGTCGCGGCGGACATTTTTCGATACCAACCATCATCTACTTGGGCGCCAAACTTATCGATCTCAATGTGGGCAATGTCCAGTTCGTCGGGATCGGGCCGATTTCGCTCCCGCTCCAATGAGTCGAGTGCTGCGCCTACATTTCGGATCATTTTTTCTACCTCGTCGCTTTTCGTCTTAAAGGCTCGCTTGAAAAAGCCGGCCTTTTTAGGGGTTTGCTCCGCAAGGATCCCTGCGATTTCCTCTTTGATGACTTTCTTGAGTTGTGTCCTTGTAATTTTCATTTTAAATATTTCCTTGTAAAATTTCATTTAGGGCTCGATTGATACGATCACCCTTTGTGTATACAGTTTCGGTTAGTTGTGTTGCTTCTTTGCCTTCCATAATGTAGGCACCTGGGGCGGAGGGCTCACTTACCGCATCGAAACAGATCAACTGGAGGTCATCTTGAACATATTGGACGCCGTTTTTTCCCTCTTGAAGGGAGCCGAGGGCTCGCGAGGAAAAGCCAAACTTAACACCGCTGTTGTAAAGACCTCTTAGTATATCGCCTGCTGGTGTACTAAGCACCTTTACCGTCCCTATCACGCTGCTGCCGTCCCACCATATTCGATTAATTATGTGCGAGGCATTTTTTAAGTTGATGACGCTATCGTCGGGGTGGTCACATTCCCCTAGGGCACGGCGGTCTTCGACAATCTTTTGATAGTTATCTATCTCTTTTCGCAACACCTCTTCAGTGTATACTCTCTGGTTGCCGTTAACGACCCCAGCCTCTTGGAGTTTTGCTGGGAAAACCAGATGACCTTCGGCCACCATTTTCTTCTCGCCCTCTGTCAAGAGATCTTGGCAACCTCTCTCATCACACTTAAGTTCAAAGAACTCTCTTAAAAGTACTTTTTTCATTTTCATTCCTTATACGGGCGCAACCCGCATGAGCTAAGAGCCGCTACAGCAGCGTCGAACTGGTTGGAGTTTCCATTTTTTCGTTTGCATTGCAACTTCCTTCATTTCTATGGACCACCTTGAGTCCAAAATCATTAACTAAGACGCCCAACAAATAACAAGTGCCCGAACTTAGCGAGCCTAAAATCAGCAAATTAGCTAAATTATAATCAAAAGTAAATAGTTCCGTATGTCTATTAATTCCAAACAAAAAAGCCCCTGACCAAAAACCCATACACATGGGACAGTGAAAAAGCTTTCCAAGTCCCATCAAGGAATCTTTAGCAGGTCTAATCTTATTGAATATAGAACCGTATAAAAGGATTTGGGTAAGACCATAGGCGGCAAGGACAAAATATATTAATTGCATTTAAGCCTCTTTCGACTTTGACTCTTCCATATAATAGCCGGTGAGGCCATATGCTGCGGTAGAACCAGGGAATGTATTATTAGTTCCCTGGCGTGGGTGGTGCGGGATTTTACCTAGAGCTGTAGAATCCTCATCCGAAGGATCGGTAATCTCTTTCTCCCACTCTGCATCAAACTTCGCAATCTCATCGTAGTGCCCTTTCTCGCCCTCAAAAAACTTCGCGACCGAATAGATGGCAACCTGAGTTGCATTAACCTCTTCTTTTTGAGCTTCTTCCACTTCTAGGAGAAGTCCTTCCAGCGATCCAAAAACATTGCCGCCTCGTATAGTATTAGCGTCAACAACTCCGTGTTTTGCCAAGTAATCAAAAAGGCGCGATTGGGACGCATAAATATGAGACCCATATTGTTCTTTTGCAAGCGCTAAAACTTTATTTCCGCCGGGAGAAATCACCACATTAAAATCTGGATGATCAAAAATCATGATGTCGCCAGCCATTGTTTTGCGCGCTTTAAGGTTAACTTTAGCTTGTGGTTGCGTTAAGGTGAGAGTAATGGTCATTCGCTTAATTCCTTCGCCAGTGCCTGAATTTTGAGCACTGTCGTCATCCCCTCTTGATCCAAGGGTTTCTGGGAGAATCCTGAGAGGATCTTTTCAACGGCTTTTAATTTTTCCGAGATTTGCGCGTCACCTTGGACTTCCTTGTCATCAAAACCTTTGGAAACGGCCTCTTTTAGGCGCCCAATCTCCTCGTTCAAATAAAAATTAAATTCAATGGCGTCATCGGCGAAGGAGCCAATATACTTGGAAAGAAGTTCCTTTTGCTCGTCAAGAAGGTTAGTGTATTCGTTATTGAATCGATTTACAAAACTTTTGACGACGAGGGTGGAAACGCCTTTCCCCTCAGAACGTTCATTCTCTGCAGAGGACAGACGCTGTATTAGTCTATTCTCCAGCATTACCTTTCTCTTTGGTTTAGTTGCATCAGCGAATACCTGGGAAATAGTCGCGAGATCCTTATAGTTGGGAACAAAGTTGGAGAAGACTGACTTGGAGATCTTTTTATTAATTGCGGAAATGGCTGCGCTTTGTTCGCTGAAGAGTTTCTTTTGATCCACTCTGCGATGCTGTTTTACGGTTTCCGCAACTAGTCTTTCCGCAAGATTGGAGGGCAGTCCCTTTGTTTCCAGCAGCGTGCGATATAGATCTAGCTCTTGGCGGAGCTGTGTGTCTTTCTTAAAGTATTCTTTAAGGATTCCAATCGCGATATCCCGCTTCGCTGTGTTTTTATTAACAGACTGTTTTACCACCTCTCTGATCAAGGTTTCGTATATAAACATCGTGTTGCGTTTCTTGTTGTGTTTAGCCATTATATTTGCTCCAAGTTCTCAAAAAGCTTCTTAATATCTTCTTTGACCCCAAATATTTCTTTCTCTTCCTTCTCATAATTAGTTGTTTTGTTTTCAAAGATACCTTTACCTAGGCCCAGAATTTCTTTTGCACCAGGAGAGAGATTCATTCTTACTTGTCGAGAAGGCATTCGCGCCATCTCGTGAGAACCCATCGCCGTAAATTGGCGT